GAAGGCTTGCCTGTTGCTCCAAAAGGATTTGTATTTCCACTTGGACCAGCCGAGGTCATAGGCGCTTCCTCGTAAGAATAGGATCTGCTTTGTTCTACGAAGATCAATTCATTATCGTCGTCTTTGGTGTAAGCAAGTTTTAGTGTAGTGTCCCAGAAGCCAGTAGCAGCAACTTCTTGTTCTGTTGAAGATGATGTGGCTCCAAAAGTAATCAAAATATCTGCTGGTCTTTCCAAATAGATAGCCGGTGAAGTTTCGTAAATAGAAGTCCAAACAGGCAAGGTGTTATCATTTAGACGTGCTTTTTTGATTGTGTTGGTCCAATAGCCTCTATCAACCTGCTCATCTATTACCTGTCCGCCAGTAGAGATTCCTGAAACAAAAGAATATTCGTTAGTGATTGGTTGGTAATCTCCTAGCTGGAATTCTTCTGTTCCAAAAACATTCGTCCCATAATCAGTTGCACCATTTATGTTTTGGTTGACGTATTTTTTTAGTGCTTCGTCGTTTCCTTTTATGTCGTCGGCATCTAGAACACCGGAAGAAGGAATTATATTTGGTTTTACGTAAGCCATTATCTTCTAGCCCTCACAGCAATAATGTTGTTTCTTGCAATTCTTAAAATGTTTCCTGAATAATTTACTTTGGCTTGTAGTTCTATCTTTTCCAAAGTTCTAGCACCTGACGCGCCTGGATAAATGTAAAGAGCAGAAAACTGAAAGGTTTGATAAGCAAGCGGGACACCTGTGTTTTCAGGTAATCCATTGCTGCCTGTCCAATATCTGCTTGTTCCACCAGCCATAGTGGTAAATGAATAGCCCCATTCGCCTAAAGATACTTGCGTAGTAGGTCCGCCGTCATTGTAGAAAAGAGCAAGTCTGAAAGCATAGTAGTTTCTATCTCCATTAGGAGGAACGGCTGTGGAATCATAAGTTTGTTCAACATCGTTGTTTCCTACTAATCCAGAGCATTCTACACGAAGAACTTCAAATTGATCTGGTTGATAATTTAGTGTTAATTCACTGTAATTCGGAGCAACATTTTGGATTGTAACATAAGAGGTTGAGGTAATGTCGTCGGCTGTTTGACCGTCATAAACAAAGCTATAAATTGAATTTAGAACATTTGGATCTGTTATATGCTCGATAGTAATCCAATTATCTGCTGTATTTTCTGAATCGATATTTGCAGAAGCAGTTGCTATATCATTATAAGGCTGATTTAGTTCAGCCCCGGTGGGGACATCTCCGTCCTCAAATAAATTGTTTTTTACAATAGGCATTAGTTCTCCTTATCTAAACTGGTTTCTACACCAGATCCTGGCACTAAAAATCTTGAATTCTGTGGCATGTCCATCAAGTGATGGAGCACCAGTAGCATACCAGCTGTTCCATTTTATTCTTACATCGATTTGAACAGGCTGAGAACCACAGGCAACAGCAAAAGGAATCTGTGTAGTATGTCGTCTTGGATAAATTCTTCCTGTTCTGGCAACACCAACATTATTTACATAAACTTGTAGTTCAGACCACCAATCGTTACCACGACCTCTTGGAACAATATTGCCGTCGCCGTCATCAACCTGATAAACATCGTTGCCGTGTTCCCAATCTACAACAGCACAGCCAATAAGCATTCCTTCTCGGGCGTCAAACTGAAGAGGAAAATTATCAAATCCACCACTAGTGTCTAATTCAGCCAATCTATTGAAGCCTGCCTGCCAAAAGTCCTGTGAAGGATCAACAACCAAAACGGGATCATAAATATCTGAAGCTCCAACATCTTGTTCGTAGGTTCTGTAAGTTTCGTAATAACCCTGTGTCTGTAAAAGGATATTATTCTTGATAACACCACCAGTAGCACCACCGAGATCTTGTGGCAGTTTTATGTTAAGATGTGATACACGAGCAACAGGCAAGTTATTGGAATCTAAACCTCCGTTAAATTCGTCCAGGTGTTTATCTAAGTTTGCTGTGATATTGTCAGTCTTTACTTGCTGAAACTGGTGTAAAGGTTTGTCTGTAAATGTCTTAGCCATTAGTAGGGTTGTCCTTTCTGTAAGCGGGTTCTTTGGTTTAGAGGTGTCTGATCTGAAGAATTGTAGTTTATATTGTAACCTAAAATATGGAAGGGTTTCCCGTCAGGTTGTCTGACACGAAAACGGAAATTCTCCACCAACTTTGTATTTACGTCCCATCGAAGAACAATAATTCTTCCACCTCGTAAGGCGTCTTTACCAATCTGGAAAGTAGCTTTTGTAATTGTAGAATCTACTGGACCAAAGACAGGATCTTCGCTAGTAGTAAAAACAATCTCAGACTTAGAAGGTTTCTGACCGCCTGCTTCATACCAAGTAATATCGTAGTCATAGCCCCAATCTAGATAAACTAAATTGTCTCCGTAAGAAACCATTTCCATTTCTACACTGAATACACGATGCTTGTCGGCAGAATCTCCAAAGTTAGCCCAGTTAGATTCCCAAGTGTTTCCACCAAGCGCAATCTCTGCGCCTGTGTAGGTTATCTGACCTTGACCGCCTGGTGCAGAAGCCGTTAAAGTTTTGCCCCAGTATGTAGCTCCTGACCAAACTTGTAATCCTACCAGTGAGCCCACAGCACCTGCAGCGGTAGGTGTTGAAGGAGCCCCGGATAGTTTCCAATCTGGTCTGGTTCCAAAAATAAAGTTGCCATCAGGATCGACCTGAATAGTAGTGAAAGACCAAAGGTATTCGTCGGCTTTGTCGTCAGCGCCTCTAAACGAGAAAGACTTATTGTAAGTGTGGATTACGATTCCTCTTGTTGGAACCACTTCTCCTTTTCTAACATAATGAAGCCAGTATTCTTTTTCTTTCTTGGAATAAGCAGCACAGCAGTTTGGTAGAGCTGGAATGTTTATTGTCTGAATAGCCTTACCAATTAAATCAGAAATCTTTACAATAGAGACCTGTGAGCCACCATCTAAACCACCAGTTGCTGCGTAAATGCCGTCTTTGTTCAGAAAGACTACACCAAGACCGGGAACTAAACAAATGGTGTTGGTAGCAGTAGTGCCTATATCTGGTGTTAGTGGTGAGATTGTAAGTCCTTGTGGTCCCTGTCTAATAATATCTATTGCTGATTCACGGAAAACCAAGAGGCTGTTGTAGTAAGCATAGAGCGCAGTAATGTGGCCGCCTGCTGATGAACCTACATCAAAGTAATTGAAAGTTCCGAACTGCTCTGGTAATCCTGTCTCGCTGTAAATAATTCTTGTTGAATGGTCTGCACCACCTGCAAGCCACATACGATTGTTCCAAGCTGCACCAAACTGATAAGTTGTAGAGATTGCTTCTGAATCAGTTAGTGCAGGCGCAGGTGTAACAAGCGAAGAATCGGGAACAACATCAATAAACGAAGAACAAGAATTATCGTCTATTTGTTTTACAAGATAATAAGCGGATTCTCTGTCACTAGTGCTATTGCGTAAGTTTTGTGTTCTGTAAATTCTACGAGCAACTATGCCTTTTTTACCAGTTGGAACATCAATCAGGAAAACACCTCGCTTTTGTTTGTAAGTCTCATCGTTTTGCCAATCAACAAAAGAGGGCAAACCTAACGGTGATTCTGAACCTGTGTCACTTACAAAAGACATTCTGTAAGAAAATCTATTGTTATCTCCGTTTTCTGTATCTCCTAATCCGATTGGTCTGAATGCATTAAATGAAGGTCTTGGGATACCGTCAGTTAGGTCGTTAGTGCTTGCGTAGGTTATATTTACATCAATTAGATCTGGTGAAGGCGAAGCAATAGTAAAACCAAAATCTCTAAAACGGAAGTCGCCATAAAACCAAATAGGTTTATCATAGCCGTTGAGGATTAGTAGTCGATCGCCGTAGGGGACATATTGCGTGCCAGGATCTCCTAACTTTCTTATTCTTCTATCAGTGCCAATAACAATAGCATCTCTCCAATAGTTAGCCACTGATGGATTGCCTTTGTTTCCCCACAGGTAATAGAGCAACCCTCCTTGTTCTATCAAATGATAAACCTGACCGGTGCTTTGTTTTGTCCAAATGAACTGAGAATCTACAGGTTTGTCAAAATAAGGTGTAGTGTCAGCAGGTAGAACTTCATCGCCGCTGGCGTCATACCAAGGTTCTAGACCTCTGTCTGCTAACCACCCGTCACCGGAGGGGTCTATCCGAAAGTTTTTAATGCTCTCAGCACCACCAGAACTTTCTTTCCAGCGCTGATCGACGCTAGGTGCATCTGTATATTTTAGGACAGTTCCTTTAATAGCCATTAGTAACCTCCTTGTTTGTGACAAGTGATATGACACTGTTTGCACATTACGCGAGCATTCCAGTCTTCATCATGATACATAGGAAACTTAGATTTAGGCATGATATGATGAACATGTAAATTATCTTCAGAATAACACCATTCGCAAAAATCAACACGATCTAATGCTCTTTTTGTCCAAGCTTTCCATCCAGGAAACTTTTGGTCTAAATTTCCAGATCCGCCTTTTGCTAAAGAAATGTTTTTTCTATGTTGTTCTGATGGTCTTCCTCGAACTATTCCTTGTTGTTTTTTTGATATCTTTTCTTTTGTTTCATCTGAAACTTGATGACCTAAAAATGTGCAAGACTTGCACTTAGAATTGTTCTTAGTCGATCTTATCAAATTAAATTTATTCTTGTAAGTCAATTCTTTACCGCAGTCCGGACAATTTCTAACAAACATAAGTACCTCCTACTATAATTATAAACCGTTTATCCATTATTCTTCAATGAAGCATAATCATAGTAAAAAGGCCGTAGATTTCCAAGGACGAACTGTCCTCTGACTATACGACTATCGATATGGTCACAATATCTTTTTTCTAGACGCTTAACTTCTCGATCGATGCGCCTCCGATAGTTTTCAGCATTTGCCATAGAACCGGTCTTGTCGTATAGTGTTGCAAGCACGTCGTAAGCTATCAGCTGGTGGAATTCAAACGGCATTTCCGGAGCATCAGTAGAAAATCCTAAGTGTGAAGGCTTGTAGTAGTAGCGAGCAACACCTTCTCGTAGGAAATCCTGTGGAACCTTGGAATAGACTTCATCAGCATTTTGTCTTGTGACTTCTTCGTCCCAAGAATCAACGCGGGGATAAGGTCTAATGCGATTGTATTGACCGTCTTGTTCGATGTAAACGGGATTTCCGGGATCGATCTGATTAAGGTTGGCAATAATAATAGAGCTAGACGTATCAGGAGCAATAACTGAATCGAGAAAAACAGAAGTGTTTCTCAAGGCCGAGCCGCCAGGATTGTTGAAAGTTCTCCAAACAGGTAGTCCAAGTCTTTCACCGGTAGTTCTATTGTAGTTTGCATTCCAGAAAACAATTTTATCTAAACCTTCAAACTGAGAAGGAGAAGTGTCTTTTGTTTGGAAAGCATCAGCAACAATAGGTTGGTCGTCCCAAGAAGTAAAGTTAATCTGAAGAGATACAGTGGCAGCCTGTTCTCCCTCAAACTTAATAGACTTCGGTTCTGACAGAGCACCAACCTTGCCGTCTTCTAAGAAAGCCCAACAAACTTCTAGATAAGAACCATCAGGAAAGCCTGTTCCGAATTCATTGTTAATATTAACAAGAGACACTTTAAAAGCCTCTGGAACAAATTTAGAAGGAGACCAAACATAAGCTTCAGCATAAGAAGCCTTGTAATCCATTCTTAGATTTAGTTCTTCTTCTCTACGAGGCATAAGTCCTGTGAGCTTTCCATAGGGAGGAAATCTACCTGTGCCAGCATTGCTGTTGGGAACGTCTCTATGCGCTAAAGAAAGCAATTCGATACTATCATGTGGAAGGTCATACCAGCGACGTTTAATAATCCAAGTTTTGTCGCTATTAGTTGTTTGACCGTGAAACACTTTGTCTAAAAGAATTTCAGAATCGCTTACAACTTTGGAAATTGTGTATTCATAGTTCTGGATCTCAATTGGTTGACCTTCAAAGTTTTCTTTTGTAAGTCTGTCCATAGGAGCTGTAAATGTAACCTCTCTAGATCCTTTAGTCACAGAAGCACTGATAGAAGCGCCTGGTGTAATAACATCTCTGGTGGGTAACATGTCAGGGATAAACTTAAAAAAGTATT